CGCAGCACGCCAGCAGGCTCAACAGGAAGCCGCTGAAGCAGAGATCGCACGTAAGGCAGCGTCACAGTACATTGGTGAAGTTGGAAAGCGTCAGGAGTTCTCTGGGAAGGTTGAAGCGGTTATCTTTATCGGAGCAAGACAAGTCGCATACAACACATTTGCGGAAAAGTGGTTGACTAAAATCATCTGCGGTGAGAATGTTGTTGCGTACTTTGGTAACAAGGTCGCTGAAGCAGGCGACGAAATCGAATTCAAAGCCACCGTGAAGGCTCATGAAGTTTATAACGAAACTAAACAAACCACGGTAGCCCGTGTAAAGGTATTATAATGACTTACGATGAAATGATTGAACAGGTTTGTTGCGGTAACATCGCATACCGCATAACCACCCCTGATATGTTCGTATACCGTCAAGGTGATACGATCATCCGACAGACGCACCGCAAATGTGAAATCAATCAGGTTTTCATTGCGAGTGTTGCTGAAATCCATGCTAACGACTGGCAGATAGTCGAAGACAACCAGGATACCGACGAACTGGATGTGTTGGATCGACTGATCGCAAACAACGTCCTGATCGTGGACCTGCATTATCCAACCGTTCCAACCATCCGTATAGGGTTATTTGAATGAACTATGAAGAAGCAATGAAAGCCGCCAGGCGGGGCCATAAGGTTGCCCCTAAGAGTTTGGCTTTCTTCGTGTACTACAACGAAGAGAACAGTGATTTTGGAAGTTACCGGCGCGTAACTCCAGGTAGTTTCGGTCGCAGTTGGACCGATGAGGATTTTCACCCGAGCGCGTATGAGAAAATGGCGTCATGGGTTATCTACAAAAAAGACCCGCTGCGCAAACTCAAAGAGTTTATTCAACGGGTCTCTAATCGGTTACAACTGAATCGGTTATCATCGAATCCTTCCTAACGTCCTTGCAGCCTGGTTGCACACGATCATCAATCTGGTGTCGGTCAATTCAGGCTTTTTCTTGTACCATTCCATTAGTACCGATCCAGAATAGTAGTTGTCCAGGTTAAAATAAGGACAGCTAAAGGTGTACACTACAGGTATAACTTCTTTTGTTGGTAGATACGAACTCGCCTTGCCGGACGATATGAAATAAAGTCCGTTAACATGGCTGTTGTATTCTTCCGAAGTTTTATCGATAGGGTAGCCACCCAGATTTTTCGGGTCAACCTCCTGCGGTAACTTACCCTGATAAGCTAAAATATCAACCCAGTAATTGATATTCTTTGGTCGAAACGCGAAGACTGCCGAAAAATCCGCACCCGTAGTCAGGTGAACTATGTTCAACTGCTCAATAGATGCGGATTCAAACTTTTTTGCTTTTTCTAGCTCCAGCGACTGAAGGTCGATAACTGCGGTAGGGGTATTTTTCCACACAGAAAAAATATCGTCCCATTTGTACCAAATAACGAGCATTACGAAAATTGTGATAATAAGAAGCAGTTTAATAAAGAGTTGCTTCCATGTTTTGATACTTGATGCGAACGTAGCCAGTTTGTCTAGGATCGCAAGTTTATCCTGCGGTAAAAATGACATTATAGTTTCCTCAATTCAAGGGATACCGACCCCCTGTCGTATTTAGGAAATGTCTGGTTCACTTACAAAGAAAGGGACCGAAGTCCCTTACATGTTTGTCAGTTCCGCCTGTAATTTCTGGAGGTCTGCGAGTATGTCTTCTTTAGTTCTGACTGGTACTGCTGCATTGACCGGCGCAAACTTATTACCGTCGAAAGTATATCCAGCAACAACCCCATCAGGGACAGTATCAACGTCCTTTGCGGGAATTGCGTAGATCGTCTGGCCTTCTACCGTAGTCCATCTGGTTGGGTCTTTCTCGAATGCACACACCAGGTTATTCTTTTCCGGGTCCACTCCGACAAGAGCAAACCCTTGCGAAGCCCACTTATCCCGGACCGTGTACCAGTCGTTTCCTTTGTCGTCACAAAAGAACAGAAAGTGTTTATCTTTATATTCACCTTCCAGTATCTTTTCTTTGTGTGACAGCTTAACGCCTACAAACTTTTCCATCATTAATCTCCGATTTCAAACCAACCGCCATTACCATACTGCATCTGTAAGCGACGGAAATAAACACCCATACCACGACCATCAGCAACGTTCGTGTTGATACCAGTCAGGAAGCAACCTACCGGGCTTTCCCATGTCATGCCCTGACCGTTACCGGAACCACCCTGATACTGCTGACCGCCACGACGACCATTGTAAACCCTGCTTTGCTGTGCATCATTAGCTTTGTTCCATGCGTCATTTGCGCGAGCATAAGGGTTATTGTTGATCCAGTCAAACAACCAACCGCCCCAGCGAGAACCCCAAACGTTACCATCTGTAGCAAGTCTCGCAGAACCGTTACCAGACTGAACCTCGTTACCCGCGATAATATATCCACCAACGTTCAACTGGTGAGCCATTGTCACAAATCCATTAGACTTGTTGATAAACAGAGGGCGTAAGTTGTTCCATGTACCGTCAGCACTATCAGACAACATCAAATACCAGTTACTACCATCAAACCGTTGAAATATTGAAGTTCCTCCACTGCGAATACGGAAAGAGTCTGAAGAGTCGGAAGTAATTGCACCAGGAGAACGGAATTCTCCCGTTTGGTTAAACTGCCATGTTGGTGCGTTAGAATATCCAACGACCGATAGACAAGCACGCCATGCAGTACCGACCTGCTCCTGACCGTATAAAGAAACATAGCCACGACTATGACCAGCGTTATCGCTTCCCCTCGTAGTCCAGCCGGTGCGGATTTCTCCCGTATTCAGGAAAGCCCCGATAGCAGCGTTAACTGGATCGGCAAGAATCATTTCCAGATAGCCACTACCTCTGATGTATGAGGATGTTATCGGACCACCATCAAGCTGAGTCGATATAAACTTACCAGCAGAGTTGATTAACGGCGAACCTTTCCAGTTCATAGGCGCTTCGAGACGAACGCTGGCTGTGTAATGGTCTCGGGTTGGGTCGGTATAGCCCAGATACAGATCTCCGCCTACAGTATCATTAGCTGATGTTTTACCACCACTGATAAGAACGTTGCCAGTACCAGCATCCCGGAGAATAGCAGCCCCGTATTTGGTCTTAATTGCTGATGTACCGGTATTGCTTAACAACAGGTAGCGGGTCTTCGTCATGTCCATGTCAAAGTTATCAGTTCCCGCACTAGCAAAAGTAAATCCGTTGGAGCTTGCCGATAACCGGAAGTCGAAATCAATATTCGTTCCGCTGGTATGGAAATCGATATAACCAACACCAGATTCAGTTGTTGATCCCAGTTCGATACCCGCATTGCGACCGTAAAGAGTCAGGCTGCTGGCGTTTGACACTATATTCCCTACATTGAGGGTGTTTATCGTGGTATCGCCCAGAATTGTTTTATCTGCCAGGAACACGCCTTTAGAAACCCGGACCTGTGCTGCGTCAGCATCAACTACCAGTTCAGCAGTCACCGCTCCCTGAACGATAGCACCGTTGACCACTGTAGGAGTTGCATAGGTCGTAATCAGGCCCAGACCGCCACCAGTAACACCTTTCTGGTAAGATCTCCATGAGACCAGACCAGCACCGTTCATAGGGTCCGTATCGTTTGATGTTGTCCGGGCATGAACAGTCAGTACTTCTGTGTTGCCACTGGGAAAGCTGGTAGTTACTGGGTTATTGTCAGAGCGAGCACCGATAGCAATAGGAGCGGACCCGGCAGACTTTTTCAGTAGCAGAAGACGGTTTCCTACAGTAACATCGGTGTTAACTGCCAGAGCACCCGTCATCGTATCGCCAGACTTTTTCACCTGTGCGTCATTGGTTACATTACCCAGGCCAACTTCAGCAGGCGTGGGCTTGTCGTTCTCAGTATAAATTTTATAGTTGCGATATGTGATGCTGTTACCGGCAGGGACAAGAGGCAAGTTAGCCTGCGACCAGATGGTATTACCTCCGACCGTTGTACCGCTTTTTAAATCTGCCATTGTTGGATCCTCAAAATACAATTTCTTTTGTGTATTTATAAAATGCAAAAAGCCCCCGAAGGGGCTTTATTATTGTTTGATGAATTCTCCGCCTATCAACTTCCATCGACCAGACAGAAATTCCGTAGGAGTGATATCAACCTCATCAAGTTGATATACGTTCACCGATTCATAGATCATCGGGATTGGCAGAGAAACCATTGTGGGGTCTCCAGTCCAGAGCATATGGATCTCGTCGGTTTCTACATCAACCACGATAATGGGTTTATCAGATGCGAGCTGGTTACGCTGTTCATACCAGTCCTTGCCCTTATAATCTTTATAATAAGCCCCGCCATTTTCATTACGAACCCATTTTAATTTTTCAATAGCCTTAATAATCTTCATTATGTATCCTTAGTAAGCAGAATCTACCCAGCCACCATTTTCTCTATATATCTGGAAACGGCCTGCAATGAGGTTGATTGAGTTGTTTTGTTGTCCGCCAGTACCGTTCAGACCAACCAGCGTATATCCAGCAGGAACCGATCTTTGTCCGCCAGCACTACCCAGGTCACCAACGTTTACCTGCGCACCAGTGCGGACCCATTGAGCACAGTTGTTCTGAGCGATGTTAGCTTTATTCCACGCATCGTTAGCAGTGTTTGACACACCATCACCAGCAGCACGACCATAGAAATTATTTGCTACCCATGTACTTAGATAACCACCCCAGACACTGCCATAAACGTTACCATCTGTCGCAACGAAAGAGTTCCCGTTACCACACATAAGACGACTGCCAGCGATAATATCATTCGTTGCGACAAGGCTACCGCCGCCGTCCATTCTGATAGAACCAGTCTCTACCGTGTTTTCTGCGTTAACAAACCGAATATTCAGACCACCAGTACCGCCGCCCCGGTTCACGATGATAGAACCACGACCATCACCGCTTTCATTCCACAATAAGTGAATACCCTGAGTACTAACGACGTTGTTTGCTGTACTGCCAACGTGAATCGCGCCGACGTTCTGCTGACCCATTGCATTCCAGTTAACTCTCGCAACACCCGAGCTATTCACATCTACACGCTGTCCTCCAGAGTTCATAGAGAAATTCATCTCAGCCCCGTTCTGGTTTATGCGCAATACAGGAGCCGCCAGACTGGTTGCATTTAAAGCACCGGTCATCGTATCACCAGACTTAGAAACCGCGTTAAAATCGCCAGGAGCAGGCTTATTTTCGGTATCGTAGACAAGACGCCATCCGTTTGTTCCGCTACCGGTCCACACGAACGCACCCGGAGAACCCGAAGCAGTACGCACATACTGGCGCTTATCGATGAACAGTGTCTGTACGATAGAAACTCCGCTGTTCAGAGCACGACGATAGTTTACCAGAATACCTGCATAAGTGGTACTCGCAGTTGACAGAGGTCCGTCAGTAAACGCAGAAGAAATACTATACAGGTCACTCTTCTCTGTGATCGCAGCAGAAGCAAAGGTCGTTACTCCGCCAGTCACTGCTTTAGGAATACCGCTCATGTATCTGGAGTCGTGGTTGGTCCAGTCGTTCGGGGTAACTGTCTGTGCATTCAGAGCACCACTTACCGCAACACTAACAGCACTCAGAGCTTGCAACCGGGTATTACCAGCAACCTGGAAATCACCAATATCGATTGTTGCCGTTGATGTGCCTGCATCAATGGTCAGACGAGAAGACACAATATTATTTTTGCGAGCATCCAGGTGCAGACGACCACCACCGCTCGTAGCCCAAATTGTAGTTATCTGGGTTAGCGTCTTCCCTGCAAACTGGTCTGATGTATTTGATCCATTCTTAACAGGCAGATAACCCAGAATAACATCAGCAGCAGGGGCGCTCGTATCTTTAACGTCACCACGGATAAGCGCGAAAGCTGGAGCATCCACGCCGTCGCCACGGATCACCGATGCGCGTTGAGTCGATAACTGCTGTGCTGCGGTAACCTGAGAACCAACAGTAAGGTTTTTGGTCAGGGATACATCACCCGCAACCGTACCACCTTTTGAAGACGACAGAGCGCCAACCTCTTCCGGGGTTGGTTTATCATTCTCGGTGTATACTTTGAAGTTACGATAAAGGAAAGTGTTTCCGGCATTAACAATAGGGAGGTTGGAGGCGTGCCAGATACCAGCACCTGCAACCGTAGTACCTGACTTTAAATCAGCCATGTTGATATCTCCAGTTTATATGGTGTATTTAGAGTAAAGGGGCAATTAAGCCCCTCTCTTAATTCGGTATTTGACATTGCGGACTTTGATGTTTCCGGTTGCCGTGATATTACTCGGACCACGAACAGCATAGGCACGCATCATTGTTGCGCCAGGAGGAATGATAATATCTTTCTTTCTGAAGTCAAACACATCCGGGATCGATGTATCTCCGTTGATACCATCATCAGAAATATACGTACTACCAGCAGCAAAGCGAATCAGAATATAACCATACTTCCGGTTAGCGATTGCTGTTGCATCACGGGACATTTCAGCAGAGATGGTGATTCGGTCACCCGGTTTCAGGTTCAGGGAAGACAACATAACATCGTTAGCCGCCCATGACTTAAACTGGTATGTTCCACTCGAAGAACCAGACTCGTAAGTGTTTGAATCTGAAATGAAAGTTTCCATTTCCGCAAAGTTTCCAATCATGACTTTGTTTGAATCGGTTCCTTTGGTTGCCACCGGCAGACTCAGAAGACGATCAATAGGGTTATCGCTCCCATCTTCTTTCTTCTCGGCTGCTGTAGCCAGGCGAATACCATTCACGCCAATAGCAGCAGTACCAACAGTTTTAGCAGTTCGTGAAGCCTTTGTGAGGACAACATTCTTTGCCTTTGCAACGCCGGTTCTTACTGAGCTGGGGAAATGATAGAACACTGTCTTGATGGTTGTACTTCCGACAGGGACCACGAAATGATCTTCCTTTGAAATGTACTTTCCGACCGCGCCACGGGAATCAATACGCTTTTCATCAATGATTTTGTTTGTGTCGTCGTAAGCGGTTATCGAAATTGCTGCGTATCCACCCGCATCAGTTAAATCCTGATCCTGGAAAAGGTCAGCAGTTACGCGCAGAATATCACCGCTGTAAACATCACTACCTACGGTCTGGATATTAGGCCATGTATAGACCTCATAACTCGACCCGTCGCCTACCCGTTCACTGATATCATCAATGATGCGTTGTGGAATACCGTTGGCCCCAACATCCTCCATTGTATCAAACACAATCTCTGTGAATGATCTGGTGTCTTCGTTCAGGCTTCCGATGGAGTTACCTACAAAGTTCTCGCATACAATCTTGCGCATCTTCCCGCTGTAGATCGCGGAATAAGATGAGCGCTGTGGGATAACTTTAGTCGTTGAATCACGGTTAAGGAATCCAACACCGGGCCATGCCAGAGAACCCATGTTACCCTTAATGAAGTTGTCCAGGTCCGTGCTGCTTTTCATACCATCATAGCTGTAAATTGCAACGATACGGTTGATCGGTAGATTATTAACGTAGTCCATGAATGCGCTAATGTTCGAAGCCGACGCCGTGTATATGTCGAAGTATTTCCACTCGACAAGAGCCATTGTGTCTGCGTTAATCACAGCAAGATTGAGGCCACGCCCCCGCTGTGTGGTTCTGTCTATAATGTCAGTATCATTCAACGAAACCTCGATTTCATTGATGCGGGAGTCCGCATTGGACCCCCGCACAACCAACTTATACTTTACGGAATCGGTCTCAGATAAGACCGACACCGCTACAGATTGAGAACCAAATAACGCCATAAACTCGTTATTTGCCATCTATTAAGGCTCCCAGATAAATTCCGCTGTTTTGGTTTCAGGGTTTGCGACGATACGCACGTTACCGATTTTGATTGACTGTGTTACGGTCAACTGGTCAACAACCGACCCAACCCGAGCAACCGCACCGATCTCATCAGGGGTTGGCTTACGTCCGGCATGATAGATTACGTTTCCGTTAACCTTTGCGTTTTCGTAGTCTTCAATCTTGATGTTGAATTCGGTCAGTGTCCGGCTGTTGTAGCCAGTCAACTGCATACTCTGTTTCGCTGAATCTGTCGGGCTACCGGCCTGAATGAAGCCAGAGTCGTCAGAAGAACTCAAACGAGCAGCGCTCGCAGTACCGGCAACACTAACAACCAGTGCGCCAGTCATTGAATCGCCTGTTTTGTTGACGTGCGTCTGGTTAACCCAGGTCGCATAGTTCTTCTCGTTCAGAACAACAACGGATGATGCGCCGTTATCGTTACTCATCGTCAGGCCATTCCAGCCGCCTGCTTTGGTACGAATGTTCGTATCACGTTGAGAGTTACCAACCGTCAACAGGTTAGCATCAACCGACATAACATCCAGAGTTGCCATGTTCATCTTGCCAGCAACAATCAGGTTCCGGTCCACTTTGTGGTCACGCATAATGCTAACGTCACCAGCAGAGGTTGCAACCAGAACGTGAAGGATTGAGTTGTCGCGACCAGTAGTCAGCGCCATCTCATTCGCATTCAGGCCCAGAACACCGGTCCCTGCAACGTTCAGGATCCACGGGTTATCAGTGTTTCCGGTCCGTGCATAGAACTGGATACCAGAGCCGCCAGCAACACCGTTAGCACCGACCCGTAGAGGCGCTGTACCTGCTCCCTTCGTGTTGGTTACCCGGAGGAAACTAATCTGGCTTTCATCAGTAGTTCCGGTTGCCTTGATTGCTCCAGAGAAGTTCGTCACCGCTGAAGTGAATGTCATAGCTCCGCTGATTGTCTGGTCCACATCACGACGAACCCAACCATCTGGTAAAACACCACCCAGTTTCAAACTGTCCTGAGCAGTTGCATTTTTAGGCAGATAGTTAGCCAGCGCGTAGTTTAACCCGCGAGGTGATACCGCATAGAAATCTTCCAGATAATCATCAGTCGCCTGAGTCGATCCGCTTGTTGCGTCACCGATAAACGTGTTGCTCTTCGTGGTGATGAACACCGCACCACGACGCTGGGTCGTTGCGCCCCATGCTGGATCAGTACCGTTAAGGAACTGCATCGTTGCCGGAGTAATTGCCAGGTTGTTTGCAGTACCGGCAGCAGCCTCGGAGTTGGTCGCAGTACGAATAATACCTTCAGTGGTATCAGTCGCTTTCTTTGCCTGCAACTTCTTCGGAGTCAGCGTAACATCATCAGCAAGACCGGCATTGACTTCTGCCTGGGTTGCGATTCGGTTAGTACCGCGCTGCGTTTCGCTCGAAGGTGCAATACCCAGCGAAACAGTATTCCAGATTGTACCCGATTGTGTCAAGCCATCCGCCGAAGACACAGCAATATGCGCGGCGTCGTCGAAGAACTTTTTCAACCGGACCGGAACAACAGCCTTATTCGTTACCACACCAGCAGCAACCTCAGCAGCCGTAGCCAGTGCAATGATACCGGTAAGGGATTCAGTTGCATTGCGTTCGTTCAGCTTCTTAGGAGTCACTGCGCGAACATCATCGGTGCCTGTATTGGTTTCTGTCTGTGTTGCGATCTCGATGAAGCCGATACGGTCTTCGGTAGCAGTCTTCTTATGCAACTGTACCGGAGTAACCACGATAGGCAGACTCGTTGCAGTTGCAGCAGCACCCGCGATCACTTCGTTCTCTGTTGCCAGGACAACCAGACCTTTCGATTTCTCGGTCGCGGTCTTCTCATCCAGTGATTTCGGGGTCACTACATCAACATTGTTGTTTTTGTCATAGATGTTAGTGCCTGCATCGCCACGGTTAGCCCCTTCTGCGGTCGTAGAACCCGTTTTAACGAGTTTAGCGATACCAGTGAGGGATTCACTAGCCGAACGGTCATTCAGCTTCTTAGGCGTTACTGCGGTCGTGTCGTCGGTGCCTGTATTGGTTTCCGCCTGCGTCGCAATCTCAACCAGTCCACGGCGCGTTTCCGTTGCTGTTCTTTCGTTCAGCTTCTTAGGCGTCACGTTAACATCATCCAGATAAGTCGCATTCGAATCCTGATTGACTTCAGCAGTCGTCGCAATACGGGACAAACCACGGCGCGTTTCCGTTGCTGTCTTGTTTGCCAGCGTCAGCGGGGTAACCGCTGTTTCATCGTTCGGGCTATCTTCGCGGTTCTTATTCACTTCTTCCTGAGAAGCCAGCGCAATAACACCCAGACGAGAGCGGTTAGTTGCATCAACACGTTCAACAATCGGACGGTAGTTGGCAACAACCCATTCTTTCGTAGCCTTGATGTAAGACAGTTCCATATACGGAAGATAATCAGTGTCTGCATTGAATGCCAGGCTGTTAACTGAGAACCATTCAGAAGGCGGATAGTCTTTGCGCTGCGGGAACTGCATCATATTTTTGTTGGTGCGGATCTTCTCGCCTGTGCCGTCTTTTACCTTGATAGTACAGTTCTGGGTTTTCGCCATGGTGTACATTGACACATACACGCGATCACCGTCAGCAACATCAGAAGGCAGGGTCAGAGTAACGTCACGAAGTGTACCGGTCGTTGCACCACTAACGAATACGTAATCATTAGGGATCATTGCCAGGTCGTCACTTACACGACGCAGACGCACGCGGGAATCACCATCATAGATTACCCAGCGGTTATTCGTGGCATCGAAGATGAAGACACCATAACCAGAACGCTGGCTTGTTACTGACGTTGCAGAACTCGAACCATCATAAGCGATAGTATGACCGCTACCCGGATAGATCTGTAACGTGACTGCGTTGATTGAACTCAGTTTGTCCAGATCATAGGTATTGATGGTGTCGCCGTCGTTCGCATATTTCGGTAACTGCATAGTGATTTTACCGGTCCCGCTATTGCGGAAGGTAGTCATACCAGCCTGTAACTGAAATGCACCCGCGCCAGTTGCGTTCACTACCTGAGAATCACGGTTGTCCTCACTCTCAGCAACGCGCCATACGTTACCATTATAGATAAACGTTGTGGTCATGTATGGATGAGTGATGCGGTATGTCGTGCTCTGTGATTCGCGTAACCGGATCTGTCGAGTGTTCGACTTGATCGAAATGCTGTTAATACCGGCCTGACCGCCACCGTCTTTAATGGTAACGATATCGCCTTCGGTTGGTGAGTCTGGCAGAACATAGTTCAGTTCAGCAAAGCGACCATCGGCAATCAAGTAAGTACCGGATTCAACCTGCAAACCATCCGCACTCGTTAAGTTGTTATAGACCCATTTTGGATCGTTACGGGTTGCATACCATTTTGTTTCGTCAAATGTGCCTGAAGGTGATGCAATATCAGCGCGTGCATACCACAAACGACGCGCATAAATGATCGCCATGTTTGCGGAATATCCACGGGTTGAGTCGTACTGCTGCACCGTATTAAATTCGTTGAAAAAGTCAACGTTAACCCCATCACTACCAACAGTGCGAGAGGCTTTACCAACGTTTATTACTTTCTCGCCAGCAGCGTCAAGACCTGCTGTAGCGCGGAATGATTTGGAAGTCATTATCGTTTCCTTTGGTTTTCTCAATACTGATATTTAGACACAAAAAAGGCGACCTAAGTCGCCCTCTTGTTTCGGTAATTCACTAGCCAGTCTTTTACGATCATGTGATGGTCGTCGTTGGCATAATCCAGATTGTTTCTCTTTTTGAACTTCGCGAACGCCGTCTTTTCGGCTGCGGTCATTTCGTATTGAGTCTGGAATGAATCACGTTTCTTTTTCGTTGCTATCACGTTTTCGGTCTCGATTATCGCATCAGGAAAATATTTCTCCTTCATGTACATCGCTAACCGCATATCGGGTACGAACAGATTGATCTTTTTATTGCTGTTGTTGTGTCGTATATCCGAACGTGCGCATAACTGAAAAGCTGGCTCGTAATATTTACTGACAACATAAGCATCAATCAGTTCTTCCTCATCCAGACCAGAAGACGATGCAACGGATCGCAGCATCTGCCTGAGCCATGGTAAAGGGTTGTAACTGAACAGGGAAACAACGTTGGTATAGTTCGAATAAAAGTTCAGGCCGTGCGAGTTGTAAGGGATTTCCTGACCGTCGCTAAACTTTGACCTGTACGTATTGGTGCAGTAGATGAAGTCTTTACCTTTCATCAACTCTTCAACACGCTTTTTAATCTTCGTGTATACCGTGGTCCCTTCCTGCGACCTATCCCCTGTATAGCGGGAGTAATCACCTTCTGCCAGGACGTTAATCGTAATGCGTCCGGTGTTCCTGTACTGCTTGAAATCAACCTGCGATTGCAGCGGGGATGATTCAAACTTCACGTCATGGAACTTTTCAAGGATTTTTCCGGTTATGGTTCCTTTTATGTTCGATGAAGCGATGGTCACATTTTTAAATTTCCACCGGCTTACGTCATGGTCCTCTACGAAATAACAGGTGTAGCCGTCATGCGTATTTTGCAGTTTAACCGGTATGCTACCCAACAGGGCGCGATAGAGCGGAAACAGTTGTACGGCTATGTCATCACGTTTTCTTAGGCCGTCATATGCCAGGGAAACAACAAGATCTCTTTTGTCTTCATTCAGAGTAAGGTCAACGATCTGGTCGATACCACATGCAAACGGCTGGCAGATATCACGGATATGAGCGATATTGCTGTTAAATCGTAGGCTTTCAAACGATACGAGGTCGGGAACCTCATCAATGTAAAGAGAGAAGTCTTTGAACATATCGAAATTGTCTATGTTCTTCAGGGCTGCGTGAGTGATGAAAATCACTTTGTAGTCGCCAACAACTTCTTTCAGTGAATCATTGTTTGTTCGTTTGGTCCGGTGATCGGTGTCAACAATCACCGCGCCTTCTCCCCTGACCTCGTTCACGTAATAGTCGAACGACTGCTTTGATAGCATCATGGAGATAGACGCGATGATCGCTTTCTCACCCGTTTTGTGTACCTGGTTCAGAATCGCTTTAGTCTTACCGCTGGATGGAACACATTCAACGGTATGAAAAATCATTTCTTCCTTGCGTACTTCTTAATTGCTTTATCGGAAATGACGTGCTTCTTCACGGTTGGAGCAACACCGAACATCTCTGTACCGTACTCGGACAGAATTGTCGATACCACTTCTTCCCGGACCAGTTCCTTACGCACGCGCAACGCGGGATAGCGTTCAGTTACTTTCTTGTGCAACCGGCCTTCCAGTACATCCAGGTGCGCTGGGGTGATTAAAGGCGCTGTCTGAGTAGCACAAAAGTTTTCCATCCATTCCGATGTTTCGCCACGGATAACGTTTACTGCGGGTTGTAATGATTCACGACTCATTTAATCACCTATTAGCTCGACGAGATTTTTATATCCCCCGATAAGAACACCATCAGCAAAGATTCGAGGGTAGGAGAATGCCAGCGATCTGGCTCCTGCACGCTTTGCTAACTCTTCAATGCGGGGTCTGTCATATGCAAACCCCAAATCATTATCAGCAGATATTAACACGGGATAAAACACGAAGTCAATATCCTTTTCTTTCAACAACTTAACCGCCTGAAAACAACCCCAGCACCGATGCAACTCTTCGGGAATGCCGTAGATTTCTATGTTCATTTTTTAGGTTCGGTGATTTTTTTGATTGAATAAACAACCGCTGCCTGCTCTTCGCGGATCAGCTTTCTCAGTTTTTCCAGAGCAAGGCAGCGCTGATGCAGTGCATAGAGTTCTTTGGTCTTTGACAGCGCATCTTCAGCAGTTGTCTTGCCGCCCAGATAGTAACGCGAACCGGAGCGCTGGACAAATGAATGATAGAACATGAACAGTTGATCGCCATTCGGGGCCGCAACTGAACTGGTGTCCAGATCATTGATTGATTCCAGATTTACCCAGTCAGGGCTGATTGAAATCTGAACCGGCTTATCGTTGTAATTTGTGTTGATGACTGGCATGGTGCGCGTATGGGTCATCACAAAATTAGGACTGGCTTGCAATTCACCAGAGGTCGCGATTTTGGCTTCGGGTTCTGTTTCTGGTGCGTCTTCTTCAGAACCAACTTCGTCGAAGTATTTCCAGTACATGCCAGGCAACTCATATTCAACGCTACCGCTTTCAAAATATGCAATGTCTTCAAACTCTCCGATCTCAACGCGAGAAGGAGAGACGACCAGACCGTTGTCGCGGAGGAAAACAGCGAATTCGTTCTTCAGTGTTTTCTCAAAAAATTCTTCAACGGTGACTTTCAGTTGATATGGTGTATTTGCTTTCATGATTACCTCAGAGGAAGGGGGCCGAAGCCCCTGGGGATCAGATGTTGCTAAGTGCGGTTGCTGCGTTGACCAGTTCAGTCGCTGCAATGCGCAGGTTGTCGATTGCGGCGTTGTGGTTTTCCTGAGCCTGTTTCAGGGCTTCCAGAGCGGCTTCATGCTTCTGCTTCCGCTCTTCTTCAGCACGGTTCACCAGACGAATGCCTTCACCGCCAGTTGTTACCAGGTTGCTTACGCTGTCGGCTTCGCGGAAGAACTGGCGTTCAGTATCGCTGAACAGCACAATAGCAGCATTGTGGGTGTCTTCGCAACAATTACGGACACCAACTGCACCTTTGCTTTCACTAAAGCCACTTCGTTTGCCTACAACAAACGGTTTATCTTTTCCGTAAACGCGTTCAATTTCTTTAAGAATGGCGCTATTAGCAATTGCGCCACGCAGGAAGCCTGCACGGTCAACCAGAACATAAGAGCGACCAGTAACGAAACGATCTGGATCTTTCTCGCCTGTGGTTACCGTGTTCTGCGCCAGGACTTCGCCGCCGTCCAGTTCAGCATCCAGAGAAACATCGACAGCAGCGGCCTTTTTCTTCGCTACCGGTTTTGTCGCTGCTGCTGGAGTATCAGTCGCTGGCGCTGTTGCGTTGGTCACGTCAACGAAGAACTGAGCTTCCCAGGTGCGTAGTGTGTTAAACGCCAGACCCGGAACGCTTTTGATTCGCACTTTGTCGTCACCCAGATCAACCGAAAGAACTTCTACGCCGTCCGGCAGATGTTTCAGGATCTGGTTTGCCTGAATCTGGTTGGTTTTGTTGATTCCAACACCGCTACGGTTTTTAGAGAAGTTTGGAACGTCGATCAGTTTGTATTTGCGACCGACGCGGAATGCGATCTCTTCGGAAGAAACGACCCACGGATGAGAGCCGGACAGTTTCTGAATCTGTTTCAGGGGAATGCCCTTCGCCCAGCAGTGTTTACGCGCTTCGTTACGGGTTTTGAAATTCATGTTCATAATATGTCTCTGTTTGTTTGTGTGGGGTTATTATGCCACGTTATCAGGATTCGGGTCAACGTATGAATCGTTAAAACCGACAAAATAAGCGGTTTTATTTTCACTCACGTCAACCCAGCCAATCAGCACCTGTGCATCACGGGCTATCGCATCATTCACGATGCGGGAAACAACGGTCACCTGGTCTTCGTCAGACCGCCAGGCGAGTTTAACTGAGTCTTCGTCAATAGCAGGAATGAACCGAAATGGGATATTGGCGAAGATCAGTTCCTCTACGAGGTAGTTTAGCGAAACACATTGTCTTTGATTAAACATTGCGGCATCTCTTCTTCAGTTAATTTTGTGTACGACTTTTTAGGGTCATAGTGAGGTAGAACCATTTTCTTACAGCGGTGAATATACTTTTCCATCCTGATACGCTTCGTACTTTCACGGATGTTCGTCAGATTGATAATGTCTTTCATCTCGCACTGGTATGATTTCAAGACAAATGTTAAGTCTATGTATCGACCATCATCTAAGCCAATCTCCATATGAATAAAGACCTGGTTGCGATGTTTAAAATCAGATGTGCTCGAAGTTATCACATCATAGATTTTATCTCCCATATGGGCAGTATATTTCACACCAGCCAGCCGGAGGTCGATAACGCATTCCAGTTCGAGCAATTTTTCGATCCGGTGCGCATAAGCAAATGGTGTCGGGTTGGGTCCGTAACTGACGCCCAGTAGCTGATGGAAAGCATCGTTGTGTGTAACTCCATAGTAAATG